ATTATTTCTTCTCTTGTAGGCTCATCTTCTAAGATTTCAGCTACAACAGTCTGTACTGGCTTAGAGGTTTTTTTTGGCTCATCATGTACAAAGTCCATCTCTTCAGCAGGTGTCGCCTCGAATCCTGCCGCTTTCATCAACCATGCTAACTGATTACGGAATGCCTTGCCTACAGCTCTAGTCTGTGCCATAGATAAGATAGCATACTCATCAAAGAATTTTTTGCTACCCTCTTTGTTTGAGCATATTGCTATACCTACAGATACTAACTTATTGTCTTGGTACGATCTAACTTCGCAAGTAGCCATGTACTTAACCTCTGTTTCACTAGATAAGTCTTGTACGCTTGTAATGATAGGGAATAAGCCTAATGAAGCTCCAGCCATCTGCCAGGCTTCTACATTACAATAGTCCTTTCCTTTAATGTTAGATACTAAGTGTGCATCCTTTACAAAGCGTTTAAGCTCGTTAGATAAAGAAAGCATTGAGTCCTTGTTGACCATTTGGTAACTAGGTGCTTGAATTTGGGTGTTAGTTGTTTGCAGTTCCATGTGTTAATTGATTTTGTTGTGTAAAAAATTGTGCCTTTCTGATAGGATATTGTTCCCACATTTTAACTATAGCTTCCATAGTTTCAAAACTTGATTGGCTGTAGCTCATGTTGTGGATGATTTTTGCGACAAAGATTCTTTTGTCTGTTTCGTTTAAATGTGCGAATGATGATAGCATAATGTTTAGTTTGATGTTAAAATATTTAGTTTTTTGTTGTTTGTGTGTAAGCATAATACCTGTTGTACCTCCTGAAACTGGTCCTTATAAAACTTAATGCACTCTACATCGTTTTGGAATGTCATAATCCCATGAATGACTGTAGTGTGATCCCTATCGAATGCCTGACCTATTTCCTTTAACGTCATCGAAAAATAACGTCTGAAAATAAAGTAGCACATATTCCTAGCGAATACCAAGCTTTTACTTCTGTTTGGCGTAAGTACTTTGCTTCTATCAGCTTTTAATACTTCGCATACAGTTTTAATTACTTGCTCAAATCTTATCTCTCTGTGTTTTAGTCCTGGCATAACGTAATAGCTTATTTCTGATGCTCCCATATTTGGTTTTTAAGTAATTCAAGTTTTTTGTCATAGAATGTTTTGATTAACTCGGTCATCTCGTAATCATTGTTTTTAAGTCTTGTTTCTATTACATAACGACTATAGCCTGTTATTTCCATAATCTTCTTCATGTCGCCATACTTAAATAGGCTTTTGTAATCTGTAATCTCTAGCATTTGTTTGTGTTTTTAAAGTGATTGATATGTCTGTCTATTCCTTGAACTGCTGCATCTAAAGAAGCATAGTAGCTACTTCGCCAGTAATACCATTTGCCATGTAGGATTTGGTTATCCCATGTTATAAACATCCCTTTGTAGGTGTATTGTTTTGACATTCTTCCGTTACTGTTTACATAGGTAAACTCTTCTTTGATACCTTTTTTCTTTTGTTCGAGGGTTAGTTTCAGCATTGGTTTGGTTTTTACTCTTGCGAGGGTTTTTGATAGATTTTTGTTTCTAGGACTTCTGTAATCCTTAAAGGAATACCATTACTTAGCTTTTCAAAGATGTCATAAGCTTCATCTTTATCCTTGTTAAATGATCCACTAATGATGATACCTTCTTGCTTTGTGTAGTACATTGTAGTACCTAAAATTAAGTCTGTGTCTTGTACAAATTCGAATTTCATGTTTGTTTGTTTTATTGTTTAATTATTGGTTTCTTCTTCTTCATCCTCTTCCCAATCGCAATGTTCTAAGCAGTCAGGACAAATATCTATTTCAGGATAGTTGGTATGAGCTCCACAGCAGGTTGAGAATGGCATTACTTATTAAGTTTTTGGAGTCTTGTAAAGTAGGTTTTTGGATCACCAATCTTGGCTTGGCTCATGTTCCTTTCGTATTCTACAGGATGAATGCAGGTTTTTGTCTGATGATTGTAATAGGCTTGTTCGCCTTTGTCGATGATCGTGCCAGTAATACCGCACTTCATCTGGTAGCTGAGTGTGATTAATTCGTGCATGGATTTTTGTTTTGTTTATAATTGTTTTGTAAAATTAGTAGTTTTTTGTATATCTTTAGAAGTTTTTTGTGATTATTTGTTAAGGAAATCATAAAAGATTTTTAGTCCATTGATCAGCCATAGCCCTGGCAATGCCCTGGAAGGTTTTTGATCTCAAGGTTCTACGTTCCGCAGGAGTTTTTGCGTTGGCTAAAGCATCAGCATACCATTTAGGATGAGATTTACCACTTTTAAAGACAGTTCTTTCACCTTTACCAACCATCTTAGTAAGTATTAGTTTTGGAAGGTTTTTGAGCCATAGGCAGGTTGTTTTTGTAGCTTCATCACCAAACATATATGGCTGAATGATTTGATCGGGCTTACGGATTTTTGTTGATATAACCGACACAGGGTTCTCGATTGCTATTCGTGGTATCGGAGCATCCATAAGTTTTTGGACAAAATCTAAGGCGATTTTTTGGTTCTCCCATCGTTCAAGATTTTTAGATCCATCTTTATTGTAAAGATGTCTAGCACCGCTAACCGATAAGAAGGTACAAGGTGGATGTGCGATCATTAAATCCCATCCTTGGTTAACGATCGTAAAAACATCTGCCTGTATATGCCATTCGGGATGACCACCACTACAAGGTAGAATGTCGCAAGAAAAAGCCTCGTGACCTAAATCACGAAGCTCTTTAGTAATTGATTGGCTTTCTTCACAAGCCACTAGAATTTTTGCCATAGGTTTTTTTATATGTTTAACAATGTCCTCCCCAAGTAATTTCACCTTTAGAATTATAAACGTCAAATCTTGTTTCATTTTCTTGATCTATTTCATCCATATTACCCTCAAGTCCAAAGCCACATTGGAATTCTGCTTCTGAAAGTTTTTGATCAAGTTCTTCACTAAAATTATCATTGTTTGCAATCCATTCGTCTACATCTTCATTTTTGATGTTTGAAGGGACTTCAATTGTTACTTCAGCATACTTATGGTATACAGCTCTTGTACTAATTACTACTTTTTTCATTTTGTTTGTTTTAATATTTTTATAATTTTAATTTTAATACTCTATGACCATAAAAAGTAAAAGTTTCATCAAATGATTTAAATTCAATTAAATTACTTTCTAAATCTATTAGTACGGTTACTCTTAAAACTAATCCTCTAGGCATAGGATAATCTAGATCGTCTACATCTATGCATACAACCTTGTCGCCTACCTGTAGTTCATTGTCATCAACATCGTTAAAAATTAATGTGTTTTTCATTTTGTTTAGTTTAATTGTGTTTTTACTATGTTTATAAATTTAGCAACCGCTTTGCTATTATCGATTTGATCAAGTTCAACTTCTTTGATCATTTTTTCACCTTTTTTTACTGACTGCCATAGGATCAAATAAGATTCACCAATTTGAATGTGAAGATTTTTTGGCAATGTGATAGATCCGTCAACCTCGTCAAAATAATCGGGTTGATCGTATCCTAATGGATTGATCCCACTTCTAATAAGTTCTAGATAAATTTGCTTTAGCATAGTTATAGTTTTAAATTGTGATTTTTGATATTGCTTCTTGAAATCCTCCAACAAAATCATGTTGTTTGATTCCGTTTTGAATGTAACCGTCCAAGATTTTTGACATCTCTTTTTTAGTTACTGTTTCAGTTACCTCTACAAATAAATATGTAAAGGGTTTTGTAGGATGCGATTCAAATTTAAAGATCCTACCAACTGTATCCATATATGTGTATATGGTTTGGTTTGTTTCGGGGTTTTTTGCTTGGTTTGTTAGTAACCAAGTCATTGAGGTTTTTTGCATAGTGTTTTGTTTTAGTTTGAATGTTTAAAAATATATAAAAGTTTTTGTCCCACCAAATTTTTATGGGGTTTTTGTAGGGTTTTTGTCAAAGATTTTTGCATAGGGTTTTTGGGGTTTTTTGCTAGGTTTTTGGCATATGTAACTACAAAACAGTTGCAAGGGCAAACGTCCTGGAAATTGCATACCGATACCAATACCGATATAAATATCAATTTAAAGCCCGTTTCTAGGCTTATAATGGCTATATTTTTTTATTTGCTTGTCATATCATTAAATTTACTTTTTATTGTCTTATTTTGGCTTAAAATAGCTTTTTATCTAGCTAAATGTTCAAACCAACTTTTTTTTGTTTGTTCATCTAGTTCCTTTTGTACTTTGTCCGCAATTTGTTGCAATTGTTCATTGTAAAGATCTTTGTAAAATTCGAGCATATAACGATCGTTTGGGTTGTTTTGTTTCTCCATTGCGTTAATTAGCTCCTTTAGTCCGTAAATGTTCATTTTATTTTGTTTTGGTTTGCTCCTTTGTACGGTTTGAACGTAATAACCTACCAACTTAGGCAAAGGATAAAGGGAACCTATTAAAGTTCCCTTTTTTGTCTACTATCTAACTACAAAACCTGTTTTGTCCTTTTTAGCGTCCCCTTTAGCTTTAAGCCCTACCACTACATTAACAGGATCGAAATACCTTAAATCGGTTTCATCTCCATTAATAACGGGGTAACCGTTCCAAAATTGGGGCAATTGATCCGCAAAAACTATTGCGACGTTTCCGCCATTTTTTAGCGTTAAATATGCGTCGTTTTCGTTTGTTTCAGATCTTGAGAAAGTGATCTTATAAGTTGATCCAATATACTTTTTAATGTAATTAAAGTTTTTTGTGTAATCATAAAAAAGTAAATTATCGTAGAAAGTCTCAAGGAAATCAATACCCGAATATCTACGCAACAAATCAAGGTGATCAATATCACTAGTTCCGTTTAAACGGATCGCAATTTCTTTGCCCTGCTTTATTGCTTTATCATGTATTTTTAATAATTCATTCGCTAGTTGAATATAGAAACTAGAACGATCATAGCCCCAAAACTTAGTTTTGTTTATTCTAGATAATTGAACATTGGAGAAACGTCCACGTCCTGCTGAATATAGACATGATTCCTTGCAACCTTCAGACGCAAAAGGGCAAAGGTTTAAACCTTCAACCGTATTTGCAGGGGCTAAATAAAGTATATATGTCTCAAGATCGTTTTTTGCGGTTTTTGTATTGGTTGATCCTTTACTCAATAAATGTTTAACCGCTTTGTAAGTTTTGTTTTGTAGTGTAGTTGACATTGTTTATTTGTTTTGTAGTTCTTGAAATATTGTTTTGATTAAGGTAATTACTAGCGTCCCAATAATTAAGTAGATCGCTAGATCAATAAAGTTTATCATGTTTATTTTATTTTAGTTAATAGATAGTCAGTTAATAGTTTTGCCATATTACCGAGAATAAGGATAAAAAGAACTAACTGAAATAATAAAAGGAAATTGGATAAATGTTGCATATGTTTTGTTTTGTTTAGGATATAAAGATAAGGATCTAATTAATACAAAGTTCAAAAATATTAAAATATTTATAAATTATTTTTAACCTGGTGCGATCCCTGGAGGATATAATTATATAGTATACTAGTATACATTATTCAATATCTAATTTAATATTGAATATAATATACTATATTATAGTAGTAGTATAATTATATATATAAGTACTTATACTATTATAGTAGTAGTATATATTAATATAATAGTTTCAGTATGTTTTACTTTTGCCGTTTCAGTGCCTTATCAATCATTAAATAATACCTACTATCTTTGGGCAATCACCCACATTAAAATACCAATGAAAACTAGCACCATTTTAAGCCATTTTAAGCCCCTCAAAAAATTACGGGTGAAAGTACTAGGGTAAACATAAGAAACGGGTTTTTTAGGGTACCTAAGGACCAACTAGCACCCCCTACCCTGTTTATTCGTATGATCTAAAATATACACCCCTTGTGCCCCCCAATATTCTGATATAAAACAATGATTTTAACATTTTTAAACATTTGACATGAATTACTACGTTACCTTAGCCTATATGATTAAAAGGCTATCTCGTAATAGACGAAACATCAAAAGGCGTATAAAAACTAAGGGCATTCGCTTAATATGTCGAGAACAAAAAACTTGGATAATATGAAAGATACTTATGGTAAAAAGGATTACACTTGTAAATGTGGTACTGAGACTGATGGATACGTTTGGTTTAGTCAAATCAAGACTACACAGTTTGAATGCACAAATTGTGGCAAGTGGTTAGGTCATGACAACCTAGAGAAGAAGGCTACCAACATTATTTCAATACGCACACCAACAAAGAATAGATAATATGAAAACACCTTTACAGCAATTAATGGAATGGTTTAACGAAAGACCAGAGTATGATAAAACCTCTGAAGGTTATGAAATTATGCAGAAAGCACAAGAATTATTGAAAGCAGAATCTGATTTTGCAAGAGAAGCTTACATATTAGGTCATTATGACTCATCGCTTGACATTTATAACCCTTCCGAGTGTTATGGCGAACTAACTAAAAACATTTAACATGAACGCACAATTCAAAGAAATAGCTAAAGAGGCATTTATCATAGCCTATAAGGAGAACTTTGGCAATATCACTATATCATGTGAGGCTTCTGGAGTCGGTAGAACGCAGTATAAGACTTGGCTGAAGGATGATCCTGAGTTTGCTAAGAGGTTGGCTGAAATCGAGCCTGAGGAGATAATGCTTGACTTTGGCGAACAAAAGCTAATGGAGAGGATTGCTAGAGGTGATACCTTAGCGACTATGTTCTTACTGAAGACTAGAGGTAAGAGAAGAGGTTATATCGAAAAGACTGAGGTTGCTCATGAAGGAGATGTGGTTAAGCAGATTACAGTCAACGTAGTTAAACCGAATCAAATTGGAGATATTATGAAACAAGTAGACGGAGATGAGCACAAAGCGTTACCTGAAGGTGAGATAATTAATTTTGATACGCAAATTGAGCCAGGAATGGTCGTACCTGCTTACAAGGCAGGAGAAAGTGATGAAATCCCACTTTATAACCATGATAAGGGTGAATTATTGGATATTAACGAGGACGGTGAGTATGAGGAATAACTACAATGCCTCTATTTCGCATTTTAAGGCGATTCTAGGGCTTTTAACCCTATGTGTAGTACTATGTATTCATTTAATAATTGAAAGGCTTAAATGAGGCTTAAAATAGCAAATAGGATAGACACACCCTACCTTCCTATAAAACCAAAAGTTTTCTAATGGTAAACACGCAACCAATTTTTTAATTTTTTTTCCTATGTCTTATGAATGTAACCACAAACATCGTCTTCGAAATCCTGCAAAACAGCCAAAAAAAAATATCAGTTATGCAAGGCGGAACAAGGTCTGGCAAAACTTACAATGTATTGACCTGGTTTATCGTGAAATTATTACAAGAGAAGGGAAAAACCCTAACCATTTGCAGATCCTCGTTGCCATCCATAAAAGGCTCAGTGATGAGAGACTTTATCGAAATACTATCGAAATATGGATTATACTCAGAAGAAAAGCACAACAAATCAGAAAATCTTTACTTCTTAGGAGGCAATGTCGTAGAGTTCGTCTCTACCGATCAGCCACAAAAAATAAGAGGTCGTAAAAGAAACTACTTGTTTATAAACGAGGCGAATGAGGTAAACTATGAATCTTGGATGCAGTTAGCATTAAGAACCACAGAAAAGATTGTAATTGACTATAACCCTTCGGATTACTACTCTTGGATTTACGACAAGGTAGTTCCTAGAGAAGATGCTGACTTTACCATCACTACCTACCTAGATAACCCATTTCTTGAAAAATCAATTGTAGATGAGATTGAGAGGCTTAAAACAGCCGACCATGAATATTGGAGAGTTTATGGCTTAGGAGAAAGGGCAATATCCCAAGCGACCATTTATACGCATTGGAAGCGTAGAAGGAACTTCCCTGATGGCGGAGATGTATTTTATGGACTTGACTTTGGCTTTAACAACCAAACAGCCCTTGTTAGGGTTAAGAACTTTGATGGCGAGTTGTTTGTCGACCAATTAATCTACGATACCAAAATGTCTACCGCTTTACTAATCGACAGGATGCGTTCTTTAGGGCTTGATAGAAACTCGGAGATATATGCCGACCCTGCTGAACCGAAAACCATCTCGGAGGTGAATAAGGCAGGATTTAACTTGAAGAGTGCTGTTAAAGATGTTTATGCAGGAATCAACAAGGTAAAATCATTTCCTTTGCATATTAGGTCAGAGTCCTTAGATTTGCTTGATGAGATTAAAAACTATAAGTGGAAGACCGATACAGATGGCAATACACTTGATGAACCTGTGAAGTTTCGAGATCACTTAATGGACTCTATGAGGTATGCCATATACACAAAATATGCGAAACCTAAAAGAGGGTGGGTTGTATAGCATAAAAATTTGTTACTTTTGTAAAAATAATATATAGCGTGAATTTAACGGACATACTAAAGGCAGCTAACCCTTTTCAACAGAAGGCAGCTCCAAAGGTGACTTTTAACAATCCTTTTACTGATTTCGGTGGATTGATTGGCGGAAGAACACTTTATCCAGAATTAGACCAGCAAAAATTTGTACTTGACTATAAAAACAATAGTGAGGTATATGCTATCATCAAACGTATCTCTAAAACTATTTCTACTGTTCCTTTCTATGTTTATCAAGTAAAGAACAAAAAAGAATTAGCAAGATACAAGTCAATGCTAAGTAATGCAACATCTACTACAGATATTGCTAAAGCTGAGTTAGTTCGTGTAAAAGCAGTTGCTGAGATTGCTGATTCACCTTTAAACGATTTGCTAGAAAAACCAAATGAATATCAATCATTCTCTGAATTTATCGAGAGTGCTGTAGGTTATAAACTAATTACTGGTAACACTTATATCTGGGCGAATAGACTAGAGTCTGGTAAGGTTGCTGAACTTGTTACACTCCCATCTCAATACGTTGCCATTATTTCTGATGGTACAATAAATGGGGTTGAAGGTTATTCTTTTACGCTAGTTGGATGGGATCAATTAGATGCGAAAGACGTAATCCATCTAAAATACTTCAACCCTTACTTTGACACTAACGGTAATCAA